GCCCCTAACTGCAATAACACTCCTGGAGGAGTGTGCAAACAATGTGCCCCTTATTCGGAGTAGAAGACAAATGAGTGCTTTAGAAAAGTTTAATAAATGGGGCTTACACTTTGTAAAGCCCAATGAAGACCAAGTAAGGTTGCCGTCAGATATTACGGTGATTAGTTCTGAAGAATTAGGTGAGCTGTTCACTAGGCTTACTTCTTGGACTGATTACATTAATTCACAGCTGACCATGGCGCAGCTTGAAGAGCGTAACCTGCTAAAAAAGAAAGAATACCTAGAAAATACTCTTTTGGTAAAACGCATGGGAGCACAGGCAAAAGGTGAGCGGGTTACTCTGATTAAAGCTCAAATATCTATCGACCAAGACGTGGTAGACCTTGACATCGAGTATGAAGAAAAGTACGCTTATCGTAAGTTAGTAGAAATGCTGCTAACAAATCACGAGCGTGACCTTTCACTTGTAAGCCGTGAGATTACCCGCAGGTCAAACGACCAGAAGTTTAACAGGTAAATGATTATTGGATTAACAGGGTACGCCCGAAGTGGTAAAGACACTGTTGCTGATTTTTTGGTAACTGATTACGACTTTTTAAAAGTCTCGTTTGCTGACCCTATTAGGGAAGCTTTAATACGTCTTGACCCTATTATTGCTTTTGGAGAAGGTCTGAGGGTTAATCTTTCTCAGGCACTGAGGACCATGGAATGGAACGACCTAAAAAACTATAGTACCGACATTAGGTCTTTAATGCAGCGCTTTGGTACCGAAGTTGGGCGTGAAATGTTTGGTGAGAACTTTTGGGTTGATTTGGCCATAAAATCTGCAGAAAATGCAGAAGATGTAGTTTTTGCAGATGTCCGATATCCCAATGAGGCCGAAGCAGTTAAGGCTAAAGGAGGGGTAATGGTTAGGGTGACAAAACCTGACGTTGGCCCTGTAAATGGGCACATTTCAGATAAAGCCCTTGATGACTATGCCGTAGATTTTACTATTTCAAACAACGGAACTTTAGCTGAGCTTTCAGCAAAAGTTAACGTGCTAACTGCCTCACTAAGGAGCTGGGAATGGGATGGATTTATAGTTTAACGCCTCAAGAAGAGGCGATGGCAGCTCGTGTAGGTTGGGAGCGCCAGCTACCTATGCTAGGTCAGCCAGAGCGTAATCGCAATTACAGTGAAGGTGACATTTGGGAAACTTGGCAGCACATGATTTGTGCCGCTTCTGAAATTGCTGCAGCACGTATGCTGGGTATGGAAGACTTTGAGCCCCACGCTAACACCTATAAATCTAAACTGGACATTCCAGGGTATGAAGTTAGGTACTCTTTTACTAACGCAAATCCTGGGTATCCTAAACATGCTTTACGGTTTAAAGACGGTGTAGACAGTCCTGATGAAGTTTACATTTTGATTGTGGGCGGTCCTGAACAAAAAACTAGACGTACAGCTAATGATGGGTACAAGACTCCACCGTTCCGTGCTGTGGGCTGGATGTATGGGCATGAGTGCTTATCTATCAAGCACATGATGCCTTACGGAAAAAACAATTACGCTGTCCCTATTGCAGAACTGCATGACATGTCAGACCTACCAGTTAGTGAATATGCCTGAAAAAACTTTTAGTAATAACTTGTCTAAGAAAACACCAGTAGCAGTTGGTATTGACCAATCTCTTACAGGGTTTGCTTTTTCAGTTGTTGAGTTTACTAACCCCACAGCTCATGAGACTTGGGTGTACTCATCTCCGTTTAAAGGAGTGCAGCGTTTAGCAGATATTTCTTTGTGGTTGACTTCAAAGTTTGATTTACTTAAAGAAAATGGCAATGATATTTTTGACATTGCTATGGAAGGAACTGTGGTCAATAGTAACTCTGCTTCAGTTCTTGGAGAACTAGCGGGCATAGTTAAACTAAATATTTTTAATAGGTTTAATTTGGACGCCAATGAGAAACTAAAAACACCTTTACAAATACCACCTATGACATTGAAGAAGTTTGTATGCGGCAAAGGTACTGCTACAAAAGACTTAATGCTGCTTAATGTGTACAAAAAATATGGGGTTGAGTTTAGCGATAACAACGCAACAGATGCGTATGGCTTGGCAAGAATTGCCTCAGAAAATGCAATAGATGCAGATGAGAAAGCTACTTTAAAGAAGCTTACTGACTTAAAGTTTAGGGACTTTGTAGCAGAGTAACATTGTATTCTTAATAGTTGAGGATGGCTAATACTAATACTATTAAGGACTACAAATTGACTGAAGAACATCCTGTACCCTCTACCGAAGAACCGTTTTTACGTGTAGGTGGAGGCTCAAACCCACAATCCGTAGCATCTGCAATCGCTCACGCTATCTATGATAGCCGTCAGGTAAAGCTTAGAGCCGTAGGCGCTAGTGCTGTAAACCAAGCGGTAAAAGCTATCGCTATTGCACGAGGATACGTTGCTCCACGAGGTCTAGATTTAACTTGTAAACCAGGTTTCACGACTATTCAAAGTCACGATGGCGATATTTCAGCAATGATTTTTGCCATCACAGCGCAGTAAAAACACGCTACTATTGAATAGAAAAAGGAGTTTTTATGGCCACACCATTTAGCGTAGGACACGGCATGCGTCGTCGTTCAGGCATTCCATCATCTTACACAGAAGCAGCAGGTAATTCCATGGCACGTTCACACATGACCTCAGATGAGCACTACTCAAATGCAGCAGATGCAATGAGCGTTCGTGTTCCTATTGGCGCAGCTGCTCCAGCTCCTGCACTTCAGGGAACTCTAATCCCTAAAAAGAACACTCAGGCAGCTGACCCTACCAATCCTGGTAGCAAGCAGAACCGCCAGAACATTGAGCGAGTTGGCGCAACTTACCGTATCCAGCCTAAGACTGGTGCAGTAGTAGTTGACCCAAGTGTTGGTCCAACCATGGCAAATGCACGCATCATTCCTTCAGTTCCAGGTAGCGTAAACAACTTCTCGCAGGAATCACAGACAGCAGCGCAGTAATTGTGTCTGCAAATCCTAACGTTTCTAGATATTTAGTTGGGGCTGCGCCCCACGAAGTAGTTCACTCTTCTGTTGGTAATCCTTTGCACCCTTATGAAGGGGAAGCAAGTAAGCTGAGCTATCAGAATGCAAACCGTCAAAGTACTAGCTTTGTGTTTGCTACTAACCAACTTCACCCGCACAATGTGCTATCTCATGGAGTAGGCACTAGTACTTCTAGTTTTGGCGAGCGTCAGTCAAGTATGGGAGAAAACCCATTCCACCCTGTAAGTTCTTCTTTAGGAATGATTAGAAATCCATTGCATCCAACAGGAGAAGACGAGTAACTATGTCTAGTGGTGGAGAACAGAACCTTAGCCCTAATCAAAACTGGCAATCGCTAGGTGCGGGTGGGTTTTACGGTTACAATAACCAGGGCGGTCAGGGAGTACCTGTAGCTCGTGGAGAACTTGATGCTATCCGTATTGGCACTGGTAGAGTTCCGTCTGCAGAATATCCTGATGGATATCTCGGAACGATTCGCTCACGTAGAGATGACCGCCTCTTAGATAGCATCAAGTCTCGTATTGGACAAAAGTCATATCAGCGTGGTGTCCACAAAGGTGAGCGCATTGAACCATCAATGTATTACTGGACACAGGACTTTAACGCAGACATGGGTATTAAACGCCAAATGAAAGCCAAGCAAGTTAATGTGAATGGCGTAATGGTTTGGCAGATTCCAAAATTTGGGCAAAACCTTCGACTTATTCCTGCACCTCACTTGGTCAACGATGGAAAAGCAAACACTACTGGTAACGCTACCACTATCAATGTTCAACGTGCCAACGCACTTACCTATTTGAAACCAGTGTATAGATAATGACTGATGGCAGATACGATTACACAAAACCTTGGGTAACAGGGTCTCCTTCGGATGACACTTACACAGATGCTCAACCTAAATGGACGTATAATGGTCCTTGGGCCTCCAACATGGAGCGCTTAACGCAGCAAGCTCTTATGGCAGCAACTATGCC